AGCATACTAACACCTTTGGCTGGTATCAACATGCCCAATTCCAATACTTTTTATCCCATAGTCAGTATTAGAATAAAAAGCACAGCATTGACAGGCATTGTTATACCTACCTACTTCCAAGCAGGTACAGTGGATAACACTGACATTTATTTCAAACTGATTCGCAACGCCACAGTAAATGGCACGTGGGTAGATCATCCAGATCCCAATGCTTTTACACAGTATAACTATACTTCAACAGGTGCTATCACAGACGGTATTGAACTGTCAGCAGGTACCATTACAGCAGGCGGAGGAGCCTCACAGATTAGAGTGGACACTGACACAGTTTATCAAATTGGGCGAAGTAGTATGGGCACAGTCAGCGACACCTTGACTTTGGCCATCGCTGCCAAAAACGCCAACAAGAATGCTGTGGCCACAATGACTTGGATTGAACAGAGATGATGTACAGAAAATATATTAACATCGTAGAAGCAGCCAACAAGGGCTGTCCTATCGCAACACACGACATAGACGTCAACTTAAAGAATCGCCAGAAGGCTATAGACGAATATCATTACGGGCCTGCTAATCCAGATGAACCAGAATCATACTGGAAGGATGCTGCCAAACGTTGGGGCATTACAGAAAAAACTGCTAAGACTATGAAGTGCGGAAACTGTGCAGCTTTCGATGTATCAGACAAGATGTGGGCTTGTATCGAGGATGGTATTAAAGGCGATGAGAAAGATGCTGATGCTATGGCAACTATACACCGAGCAGATCTAGGCTATTGTAACTTCCTACATTTTAAATGTGCCGGAGATCGATCGTGTACAGCGTGGGTCACAGGTGGCGCCGTAGACAACAAAGATAGAACACAGTAAAATGTTTAAAAGGTTTGATGTTCATTTAATATCAAATCCTAGTTGTACTCGACCTGTTAACGAGTTAGATGAACAGGATTTTGCATATTACGATAAAGACGGATTTGAACTTTGTCGCGCTGAGCAAAAGTTTTATCGTGCTATGAGCTATCCTATAAATGATCCTATACTCAATCATACCTGCTGGCAGCAAACTTGGTTTAAACTAGAAAACAAATCAGATAATTTAATATTAGATCATTGTATGTTTCTGTGTAGATCTAACTTTGATCAAGCAGCACTAGAACAGTTAAAGAAATTAAAGACAGTACATCCTAGAGCAGACTTATTAATTAAAACCCGTCCTAAGTGGGGGTTTGATTTTGCTTTAGATGCTGTTATTAATAGTGAAGTATTTGAAGTTTTGCACATAGAATACGATAGTAGGGACTACGATACGTTTACTAACAATATGCTGAACTTTGACTATCGAGTTAGACACACTAACTGGCAAGATGCAGCTAACCGAATATATGAGTTGCGTAATCAATGGCAAGGATTAACTGGCTTTGATCAAAACAACTGGAAAGCCAAATACTTGTTAGGCTGGTCTAAGGCAGAGTACACTGAAAAAACAATATAGAAAAAGGACTCCGAAGAGTCCTTTTTCATTTCGTAACAATAATGTATATTACCGCTATGCGGGATAGCTGTCTCTAATATAATATTTACTTCTTAGCGCCGGTATTAACAAAAGCGTACATCTTTTCAGCTGTCTCTAATACTTTGTCAAGGCCTGGATATGTAGGCATTTCAACTGTGCTAACAATCTGGCCGGTCTTTTCGTCACGCTTAGTTGACATTTCCCAACCTTGAAACTTCATAGAGTATTCGCCTTGGACAAGATCCTTAGCCATTGCTAAAATGTCTGTACGGATTTCGTAGCCGTTTTTGTTAAATTTAACTTCTGGTAATTTTGGTGTTTCAAATGACATATTATTCTCCTTGTATGTGTGTATGTCTTAAACCGTTAGGTGGTTTAGCCCTTCTTTGGAAACCAGCACTTAGTAAAGGCGTCCATTGAATACTTAGCTACGTCAACAGTATTATGTGCTAACATTTTGCCGAAAGCTGTCTGCGCATCGATAAAATCGTTTGCGGCTTTGTTTAGTGTGGGGTCTTTGATAACTTGGTTTGTAAGGGCACGTTTAATGCCTTGAAAGCTATCGATCATGAAGTCTGGTCCGAACATATATGTTTCTCCTGTGTGTTTGTATATGTGCTATTATATATCTCTTTTAGATATAAAGCAATAGGTTATGGCAGTATTAGACCCAACCTTGAAACTCGTCTTCAAGGCCTATAGGATGTACTTCCCATCCTCGAGTCTTCCAACGTAGTAGTGTAAGTAGGGAGTCTAGAAAGTTCATTTATTAAACTCCTCTGCCATATATACTAGAATTATCATCCCAAATACGATAATTTGAATTGCTGCTAATTCCATGTTAGTTTCCGTATATCGCTTTAGCTTCTTCTATACGGCCTTGACGAGCAAGACTTGCGGCAGCACGGGCTTGCCCAAGTGCTTGTAAAAATGACCAAATTGCGTTAGTGATTGTTTTCATAGATATCCTTCCTTTTGAGAATTAAATTGTCGGATGTAGTTTTCCAACTGTGCGGCATCGGTAATGCCTTTGGTGTTTAGATATGCATCTAAACGGCTTTGGTAACTAGAACCTGGGAACATTTCGGATAGACGTTCCATGATCCTAATCATTTGCTCTGATAATATATTTAGTCTTTTTCTATCTGGCATTGCAACATTTTTATTTTACTTTACAAAAAGGTTAAATATTAAAAAGGGATTACGATCAAAATGCGTAAAAGTACCAGGTCAATATTACAAGAATTAAGCGATTTAGGCGTAAGCAGAGACACGGATCAAGTTATCGAAAGTCGTGGTGCCAATTTAATTGAATCAGCTATAAATCTTTTAACACTAATAAAAGAACAATACGACATAGAAACTGCTGCCGAATTAGAGCGCAGATTTATTAATGCTATTAGAACAGCAGAACCCGCTAAATTTAAACGTGGTATGAAAAAGTTACAGGAATCGAAAAATGCAAATAAATGAAGGCGGAAACATGTTTCCAGATGTGGAACCTTTTGATCAAAAGGATGTGCCTGCTCTACTAAACTTAGTTAATAAAGCACTAGGATCCACAGGCATTCGTGCTATTCCTGTAGGTTCTGGTGCTAGTCCAACACCTGGCAAGATCAGCGGTGATCTAGATGTTATTGCAGACGAAGATCAAGTATTACAATTTTTTAATGCCAACGATGCTAAGTCTGCTCGCAAAGAGCTCAATGCTTACATTGCTAAACAGGGATTAGAAACTGCTCAAAGCGGCATTAATGTACATGTTCGTGTACCGTTAGGTGACAAAGCACATCAAATTGATATTATGGTAAGTCCTAAGGCTGAAAAAGTTAGTAAGTTTCATACGCACGATATTCCAGCAGGTAGTCCTTACAAAGGTGTAAACAAACAGTTAATGTTAGCTATACTAGCTAAGAGTAAAGGCTACATGTGGTCAGCTTGGCAAGGCCTATTTGCTCGTAATCAAGAAGGCAAAAAGGGCGATTTTGTCAGCGACGATCTAGATGAGATAGCACGAATCTTGCTAGGCTCAGACTCGAGCAGTCGCAACTTATCATCAGTTGAGGCTATACTTAAAAGCTTACCAGAACCTGAATCTAAAGAGCTATTAGATCGTGCCCGTCAAGATCCGAACTGGAAGGAACGACCAGTTAGTGAAGAATTAGCTCGTATTAAAAAGTTAAGTGGATTGAAAGACGAGGATATCACTATAGGTGGACTTACTAAACACGATAATGGAGATGTGTCTTATAATGCAGGACCCTTAAGCATACGTAAAAAATCAGACGGTTCAACAGATTCGTCTTATACTATGGGAGATACTACTGCTCGTGTACAGCAAAATCCTATAGGAGTTAAGACTCTTACAGCGAAAGGCTCAGCAGCTGATGACATTGTAGGCGTAGATGCTAGTGCAGCTCGCAAAGGTGTTGATCCAAAGAAGTTTGCAGCTTTTCAGCAACAGCAAGCTAAAGAAGAACTAGACGCTATGTTAAGAATTGCGAGACTTAGATGAGGGCAAAAGAATTTTTAACAGAAGCAGAAGAAGCTGCTAAAAAGAAATTAGGTCGTGCTTTTAATCACTTAGAAGATCTAGTATTCTTTCACGGGTCTTCAGGTACAATGGAAGCACTGGATCATGTCAAAGAACTAGCTACATCAGAAGGCAGTCAAACACTAAGAATTAAATGGGACGGTAATCCGCAGATCTACTGGGGTCGTGAACGTAAAGGTGGACCATTAATACTAACAGGACACAATGGATGGCTTCGTGGTGCTAAAACAGATAATCCTAAAGACCTAGCCAAGTTTATTGCTTACGGCAGCGGCAATCCTAAAACCCCTGAAGAGCAACAACAACGAGTAAAATTTGCTAAAGAATTTAGCAGTATGTATTCTGTATTTGATGCAGCTACTCCTAAAGACTTCGAAGGTTTTGTCTACGGTGATGGACTATTCATGCGTCGACCTGCACTAGACAAAGAAGGTAATTTTACGTTCTGCCCAAACCCTAACAGTCAAACTTGCTATCATGTTAAGCCAGACAGTCCTTTAGGTCAACGTATTAAACAAGCACAAATTATGGTTGTAGGACATGCGTTCTTCCCAGAGTTTGGCATGGATGACAGTGAACAACAGCCTTTAGACGACTTTGAACAGTTTAACTCAAACCCTGCTGTGATTGTGCAAGGTCCTGTGTACAACTCTAATCCAGTTAGCATTGACACTACAGAAATAGATCGTGTAGAAGCTTACTTAAATCAAAACTCTGCTGTAATCGACTCATTCCTACAGGGTACAGCAGGTCTAGGTGATCTTAAGAATATATTGTATACCTATGTCAATCAAAGTGCCAAAGCTAAAAACTTAGATCAACTAGGCACACAAGATTTCTTTGCATGGTTGAAGTCTAGCAAAGTCAGCTTGCCTAAACAGACTAAGATTGAACAACTAGCACAACAAAACGCTAATGCACTAGATGCTATATTTGGACTAGTTGGTCGTATTATGACACTTAAAGATCGTATTATTAATCAAGTAGAGCAGAACCAAGGCGAAATATGGGCTACAAATGGTGAAGGGTTTGTACGCTATGCACCTCAAGGCAAACAGTTCGGCAACGTTAAGCTAGTACCTCGCAAACGCTGGACTCCTAAGTAATTTTTAATCTAGCCAAAAAACGGCATAACTTGCCGTTTTTTTACGACTTTGGTAAATAATTATACAAAGGCTCACAAGGTTGTGAGTCCCCCGTAGAGAACGGGGATAGCCAACGAGGAGAAATATCATGGCAGGATTTACAAGAGTTAACCCAACAGCAGTAGCGTTAGGTACAGTACAAAAAACATTTCAACACACCGTATTCAAGTATGTATTGAGCGGTTCAGGCGGCGCAGTTGCACTAACAGCATCTACAGCAGCTCCAGTTACCGACGAAATCGGTACAACTTCAGCAGTATTCCAGGTTAAGAGCGATGGTTTAGCTATCATCACTTACGGTGACAACCACAGCCTAGACATCGACACATTAGCAACCCGTGTTGGTCGTGTTATCGGTGCTGGTTCTTTAACAGGTTCCGGTGTTTGGACATTCACAGCAGGTGGTACACTAACAGTTACAGCGCCAACAACATTGTACGCACTATAATAGTTAATTCTCAGGGATGGGAAGCATTAAAGGACCTTCGGGTCCTTTTTTGTTAAGTACAAATATATAAATAAATGTAATAGGCAAACAACCAGGCACTTAAATTAGGCACATGTCCTACGGGAACTTGACCAATACGGAGTAACTGGATGCCCTCTCAAGCAGAACGACTAGCTATAGTCGAAACGAAAGTAGTAAACATAGAAGACAAAATTGACGCTATAAAAGTAGACGTCAAAGATCTACATGATTGTTTAGACAATACTCGAGACCTTCTCGATGCAAAGCTAGACCAAATGATGCTCGAATACAGAGAAAATCGAGATCGTTACTATCAAGTGCTTGAAGATAACAAAACTGATGCTGAACTAGCTCACGCAAGTCTAGCAGCTAAAATATCAAACTTAGAAAAACTCAAAATAAAAGTAACCATCGGAGTAGTCGCTGTCATTGCTTTTATAGCAGGTACTGGATACTTAACTCTTGAGCAGATAGCTAAAATTGTAGTTAAACTTAGCTAACTCATACCCATACGACTAGAATTATCAGAGTAGTTAAATACTCTGATGATTTACAAACTTTATACGCTAGCAGATATTACAGAAACTGGGCAATATAGGTCAAGATCTGATCTCGAACGACTACAGCAACAGAACTTTGATACAGTAATCCAGACAATTGGATTAGCTGGTAACATTGATACTTACAAAAAACCAGAAATAACTAACGGTGATATATTTGGAAACAAAGATCTTCGATGCTGGTATTTTGAATGGACAATGGAACGAGAACAAGTGTTTGAACACTTAGGAGACGAACTATTTAGACTTAAAGAATTGTTTGAATTTGTTCCTATAATAGTAAATCTTACTGAATCTGTATCTTTCGAAAAACCCATGTTTAACCTTGGCCGAAATATCATTTTTGATTTTATGCCATAAATATACTAATGCTATTAAGAGAATTTAAACTAGACAGTCTTGTAGGATCAGCAGTTCAGTTTCATGATCAGTTGAATCCAAAGCTTTGGCGCGGCCGAGAGCTTGACCCTAAGGTTCGATTTAAATTACTTAAGATAGCTAAACATTTTATTGATTTTATTAACATACCTAGTATTAGACTTAGAGATATTACAATATCTGGATCTAATGCTGCTTATACATATACAGCAACATCGGATATAGATTTACATCTAGTAGTTGACATACCTCGTGCTGCCGAGTATCATTTAAAGCCTTTATTTGATGCTAAAAAGAATCAATATAACTTTAACCATGATGTTAAAATACACGGTATAGATGTAGAAGTTTATGTACAACCTAGCACAGATAAGCATCATAGTGCTGGCATATATAGTGTATTAGATAATGAATGGCTCAGCGCACCCAAGGCAGAAAAGGCCAACATTGATGGTAGTGATGTAGAGCTTAAAGTTAAAAGTTATCTTAATAAAATTAAAATGGCACTTAGAACTAGAGACCTTGATGCTGCAAATGCTATCAAAGACGAAATAGGCAAATTAAGAAAAAGTGGATTAGATCGTGCTGGAGAGTTTTCAGTAGAAAATATAGCATTTAAAGTATTACGTGCTAAAGGTTATATAGATCAATTACGCCAACATATTTACGATTTAGAGGACGAGGCCCTTAGCCTGGAGAACATGTATGAAACGCAACGAAATCATAGTATACGAACATAAGAAAGGCGTAAGAGCCGTCAAATATAACAAGAAGCCTCAAACTACTATTGAGCCTCCTAAGCCTCGTAACCCTGTAGCTAAGAATGCTGGTGCAGCAATCGGCGGCGGTGCAGCTGGCGCCCACACTGATAAAAAGAAAGCTGCTAAGAGCGGTGAAGTAAAACACAAGGCAAAAGCATTAGATATGGCAGAAGGATACAACCCTAACAGTGCTAGTGCTGAACATCGTCGTAGCCTAGACGATCATACACGTCAAACATTAAAAGCAAAAGCAGAAGCACCGGATGCTACTGACCGAGATAAAGAACGATATCAAAATTATCTAGACAGAAAAGAACAAATGCGTAGAGACTACGATGCTCGTATGGAACGCGAAGCGATTGAACAAGAAGGATCATACAACAGTCGTAATCCAGATTTAATGAGCCCTAATGATTACGATCGTTATCAACAAGATCAAATGGACTATGACAAACGTTCTTTTAAACGTGCAGAATTACAGCACGAGTTAGGGCACGAAGACGATCCCAACTTTGAGCGCAAGATGCGTCAGCAACAGATGGATAGAGATCGAGGACCGTGGTTTATTAAAATTAACGGTAAAATTTTAAAAGTTAAAGGTGAACCAAAAGTATTTGACTGGAAGAAAGGTGCTAACAACTACGCTCTAGCTGTATTAAAGAACAAGCCAGAGTTACAGGGTAAAATCATGCTAACCAAAAAAGGTGAAGATGATGTAGCAGAAGCCGGACAAGAAGTAGGAACTATCAGTAAAGTAGATCCTATGACTAAAAAAGCTACAGTAACTAAGTCAGACGGGTCTAGTATGGAAATTGATAGTTCAGCTCTTAAACCTACTCCAGACGGCAAAATGCAAATGGACGTACCTGACTCAGATGAAATGAAATCGGGCACTAAAGTTGTTAGTACAGAAGGTGCTACAGAAGAAGAAATGATGGCACCTCCTACAGATAGTTCAAGTCCGATTCCAGGCGATAACGACCACGATGAGATCAGCAAACTATTAGTTAAAAGATTACGTAGGCTAGCAGGGCTATGAAACTAAAAGATGTTCTAAATCAGTTTGAGATTTACACTAACAACGAAGAAGATAAGTTGTTAGAAGAGCTAACTTACGCTCGTCCTTTAAGTAGTTTTGACGAGCGAGACCAGTTCACAATCGAAGGGTTGATCCGTAAAAGTTTGGTAATTAAGATAGGAGAGATTAATCCTAGAGTAATTGCTAATGACCGCTAAAGATTTAGAAAGATTTATCACAGAAGAAATTAAACGAGAAATACCCCTAGTGGTTGTTTCTAATAGTTTATTGTTTTATAAAGATATTAAGATTAAACAATTAAAGTCAGGTAACTGGTGTTTGTTTAGTAAAACAGGGGATAAAATAGCCGAGTTTAGAATGCGTAGTACCGCTAGTCTAGCAGCTAAGTTTTATCACAAAACAGATTTTAAAAACTATAACTGGGTAAAAATAATAGATTTTGAATACTGGCATAACTACACGGACGCAGAAATCTTTCAATATCGTAAAAAGCATACTAAAGACTTTGACAGACGTGATACCTTTACAGCTAGGTACGAAATGGCAAAGTCTAAAGCAGATCATTACAAGCAAGAAATAACCTCATTGTTTAAGGTTAACTTTTGATAAATAAAAATAACAGTCTTTTAGGGATTATTTTAAAATGCAAATCAAAGAATTAGCACATCCAAAAACGAGCCGAGCACTCAATGAAAGTGTTGCACAAAAATTTGGCTATAAACTAAATTTAAATAGTTTCACTATGGAACAGCTACGTGCTGCTAGAGATAAAATTACTCGCCAGCTTGCTGAATTTGAAACCAGTAGAAACTATGATGCTGTCTATGAAAGCAACGCTTATCAACGTGATCGTGCCCTATTAGACGTAATTACAGTAGCAATTTCAGAGCGTACACTTTCCCCAGGCGAAGAATCAAAGAAAGAAAAGTATGTTAAGGGAATGAAAAAGAAGTCAGGCGAATTTAAAAAGCGTTATGGCGAAAAAGGCGACGAAGTAATGCATGCCACAGCCACTAAAATGGCTAAGAAAGAAAGTATTGAAGAGGCAATGGAAGTGTTACGCTCTGTTCTTTCAGAAAGAACTCTAACAGAAGGCGAAGAAGAAAAGGCCGCTCTAATTATGAGCGCAAGAGATATGGTTGACAAGATTACAGGTTGGCTAGAAGATGTAGCTAGCATGAAGTCCGAGACTATGTTAGAATTAGTAGACTCTATAAGAGACGAACTAGGCAGTGAAGTCAGTGCTCAATTTTCAGGCAAGACAAAACCGGCACTAGATGAATTATACACAGCACTAGAAACAAGCAGAACCACAATGGCGCAGGCAGTAGCAATCCTAACTGGTGAAGAAGCACCAGGAATGGGCGCAGAGTCTCCAGAAGGTATGCCAGCAGAGCTAGGTGCAGAAGCCATGCCTACAGGTGATGATTTTGCAGCAGCTGAACCTGCAGCTGGCGGAGAAGAAGCAGCAGGACGTATGAAGCGTGAAAGCGTTGAATATAGTCGCAAGCTAGGCACAATACTAAGTCAACCAAAAAAAAAGTAACAGAAGGCGCTGATAACTTAATTCGTGTATTAAACGCATTAAAGGCTCGTTCAGATTCCAAGGGCGTTCCGGGGCAATTTACCTGGGATGCCCTTTCTAATATGATGCGTAATTTCTCTGGCACTGCTATAGATTACGAAACATTTAAATCACAGTTTGACGCTGTACCACAAATCAAAAACATTGTAGATAGATTTGACGGAAATGGATTAGTACTCAAAACTAAAGAAAAACCTGAAGCTACTCGTTCGGACAAGAATAATACTGGATTAGATCAAGCGGCCAGTCGAGCAGCGGCTAAATCACTTCAACAACCCGGTTGACAATTAAGTCATAGTGCTATATACTGTACTATGACTTTACTTGTATCAAAATATAACTATAAACCACTCTCTAGAGACGATTCAACAGGACGCAGACTGTATCAAACACCAGACGGTGTTGCTGTTCCTAGCGTAACTACAATCTTAGATAAAACTAAACCAGCTGAAGCCCGTGAAGCATTAGCTCGTTGGAAAAAGGCTGTGGGCGAACAAAAAGCCCAAGAGATTACCACAGAAGCTGCCGGACGTGGTACTCGTATGCACAAGTTTTTAGAAGATCATATTAAAGGGGTTGCTCTTAAAGAATCAGTAACTAATCCTTATGCACAACAAAGCTTAGATATGGCTCGTAAGGTTATAGCTGAAGGCTTCCCTAAAATTAATGAAGTATGGGGATCAGAAGTGCCCTTGTATTTTCCAGAACTATATGCGGGAACTACTGATTGCTGTGGTATACACGAAGGTGACGAAGCTATTTTAGACTTTAAACAGACTAACAAACCTAAGAAACTAGAGTGGATTGGTGATTACTTCTTACAGCTAACAGCCTACGCCCTAGCACACAACGAAGTACACGGTACAAACATACGCAAGGGCGTTATTCTAATGTGTAGCAAAGACTACGAGTATCAGGAGTTTATCCTAGAGCCCAAGGATTTTGACTACTGGACAGAAGAGTGGTGTAAACGTGTGGAGCAGTACTACCGTTTGAACAGCTAAATATCGTATAACGAGGATATTTCAATGGCTGTTGTACAAATAAGCAGAATTCAACTACGCAGAGGCAAACGCAATGAAGGTAGTGGACTACCTCAGCTGGCCAGCGGAGAATTAGCATGGTGTGTAGACACACAGGAGTTGTTTATAGGCAATGGTGCTGTATCAGAAGGTGCACCTGCTGTAGGTAATACTAAACTGTTGACCGATAAAGACAGCCTACTTGACCTAGGAACATACGGCTATAAAGCAGATGTTGCTGCCATACAAACAGGCTCAGATGTCAATTTCCCTGTAGTCCGTACATTACAGCAAAGATTTGATGATCGAGTTACTAATCCTGCTTATGGTATTGAATCTAGCGGTCTTAATCAATACGAAAAGATTCAACGTGCCATTGACAATCTGTTCCTTGACATGGCCTACGAAGTTGAAAAAAGTAGAGTTGTATTAGAGTTTTTACCAGGTACATACACATTTAATCAAACAATTTATTTGCCTAGTTATGTTTCTATTGTAGGCGCTGGTTCTCAAAAAACAGTCTTTAATTATACTGGCACAGGAACAGCGTTTGAGTTTGTTAACGATACATCTACAAAGACAGTCCGTAGTTCTATTAATTCAACAACTTATCTTAATCAGCCTAAACATACCTTGCTAAAAGGGTTTACTATTAACACTACTGGTAATGCTGTAACTGCAATTAAATTAAATGCAGTTCGAGATTCACAATTTATAGATTTAGAAATTACTGGATCTTATAACGACTCTTCAGCATCTTTAACAGCTACTAGCAACGGTTTAGCCATGTATGCTTTAAGTGCTATTATCACATGTCAACGTAACATTTTTGATAATTTCAGCATTAACGGTTTTGCTAATGCTGTATTTGCTAAACAAGATATTCGTAATAGTAAATTTATTAATGGTCAACTGGTCAATCATAGACAAGGATTTTATTTTGGTATAGGTGCTGATGGTATATCGGTCGGTGAGCAGTTTGGACCTCGTTACATTACTATTGAAAATTGTTACTTTGAAAATATTGACCTTGAAGGCATTTATATAGCCAAAGGTTATAGCAATCGATCAGTTTCAAATACTTTTGTTAACGTTGGTAGCAATGGCGGCGGTTATCAAGATAACGAATCAAGCATTGTAAGATTTACCACTACTGGTAATACTTCAGAGTTAGATAACTTTGACAGATCAAATCCTGTAACAGCTTCTCAGGATCTTGAACAGGCAAACTTTGGATTAGTTTACAAACGAGAAGTTAGTGGAAAGGCATTGTATGCTAAGAAAGAACCTAGAACAATTACCTTAACCTATAACACTTCGCTTACAAACTTATTCCGTTTACCTACAGTAGAAACTACAAGCTTTGAAATTAATTATGTTTTAGAAAGCACATTTTATACACAGGTAAGAAGAGGCCGAATTCTTATTTCTTATGACAAAGATGCTGACACACTACAAGTATCAGACGAATATGAATATACCGGTTCGACTAATGAAGACACAAGGATTGTATTCAATGCCTCATCAGCAGCTTCTACTGATTCAGTTATGATTCAATACATAAACAATAATACATTTGACACAAATATTAATCCAACAATAATGACTTATACATATAGTGCTTTAAGTTGATCTATGCTGATCAAAGACCGTACACAAGTCTCTACCCTTTGGTATAATTTAAGGCGACAGTTAGAAAACGATTTAACACCGTTCGAAACTGTCGCTAATTTTTTCGAACAACTACCAAAGGTCAAAATATATACCGACCCCTATGATCCTGACACATGGCCGACACCATGGGAACTCATTGACGAAAATGAATACTGTCAGTTCAACATCTTATTAGGTATATGTTACACCATTCAATTAACCGAGCGTTTTAAGAATTGTCATCCAAAGATAAATGTAGCTATTGACACAATCAATAAAACTGTGTATTATCTTCTTATAATAAACGATAAAGTATATGGTTACGATTCAAATTGGATCGAAGCCTCAGCTCTACCTAAGTCGTTGAAAATACAAAAGATGTATGCAATGAAAGAGCTGCACTAAATACGTCCTAGACTTTAAAAAATTATGACAAACATCACCGTTATTAAAAGAAATGGTTCTAAAGAACCCTTAACAATAGACAAATGGCAGACACAAGTAGCTAAGGTTTGCCAAGGCATAGCAGATGTTAGTCAATCAATGGTAGAAATAAAAGCACAACCACATTTTTACGACGGAATCACTACTAGAGAAATTGATGAAATAACTCTAAGAGCTATTGTTGATCTTATTGATGTTGAGCACAATCCAGACATCGGTCATACTAATTATCAGTATGTAGCAGGAAAACAACGTGTTAGTATGTTACGCAAAGATGTATATGGGTCTTACAATGTTCCTCGACTGTATGATATAGTTACAAAGAATGTAGCCACTGGTCTTTATACAAGTGAACTGTTATCATGGTACACTGAAGAAGAGTGGAACAAGATGGATACA